GGCGACGGGTACGTGATTCAAGGTGCTGCATTTGCGAAGTTCCCGCAGAATCGGTACAGCCGTGATGCAGCCATGCTTGACTGGGAGTTCAACGGTTCCACATCAGCAACACAGCTAGGAGTAGCAAGCTAACATGCCCACACCACCGAGGGTAGTAGAAATCTCAGGATTCAGTTATCGCATTGGAACATTGAATGCGTTCGATCAACTTCACGTTGCCAAGAGGTTGGCCCCGGCGTGGGCCAACTTCACCAAAATGAATACTGGAAGTGTAGCTGGCGATCTTGCTGCGGCCATAGGCACGTTGTCTGACGAAGACCTCGACATGATCATCATCACTTCTCTGTCTTGCTGCTCTAGGCAGGTTGGGGAAACATGGGCCAAGGTCATTCAGACGAAGACAATCATGTATCAGGACATCGGCATGAAAGAGATGCTGAGTTTAACGTACAACGTTATCGAGGATAACTTTGCTGATTTTTTCTCTTCAGGGCCACAGCCATTCCCAGAAACAGTGACGACGACAACGACAGCCGCATAAAGTTGTTGTCGATGGCAAGTGAAGAAGACTGGCTGCTGCGCCCCGTCGCCGAACGTATGTGCTCTTACGAATCGCTGAAAGACGGAACCATATCATTGTGTGACATTGCACGCATGAATGATTACCTAAACGTGAGGGAAGAAAATTCCCGGCTACTAACCCCGAGGGCTTTTTGAGATGGCAAATGATCCTAATGCGATTCTTAGAGAGTACCTAGTATCTATTGGGTTCGATGTTGATAAGCGTTCCTTAGACAACGCTGAAAGTAAAATAGGCAGTGCCATGAGCAGCATTGCTGAAATGGCTGGTGCTGCATTAGAAGCCCTTATGGGGCTGGCCGCTGGTATTGGCATAATTGATATTAGGCTGAGAAATCTTCACTTCACCGAGATTCAAACTGGCTCTAGCGTGGCAAACATACATGCGCTGGACTCTGCCATAAAGTCTCTTGGTGGAAGCACAGCGAGTGTTATGGGATCGCTCAGCATTCTCAATGCTGCTCGGCACAATCAGAATTTTCAGGCGAAGGCTTGGGCTGGCGCTCTTGGGTTGGATATGTCGGGCGACACGACGAAAGAGTATTTGTCTGCGCTTCCAATTCTGTCGAAGATGCTGGCTAACAATAATCCTATGGCTGGTATTTATGCTTCAGGTCTGGGCATCAGCATGGACACACTCTACGCCTACAACAATGCACCTGATAAAGATAATTTTCTTAAGAACTACGGGGAAGTGGCATCTGCTGCTAGCTCTGTTGACTCGTCCGGGTTTGCCCAGCGTGCTACAAATGTTCTCAGCTCTGCTGATAGAAAGGTAGCACTTGGAGAAGTTACAGCCGCCGTTGGTGCAGATGTTGGTAATAGAACGGCACTTGGTCTCGACTCTAAAGTTGGAGGGTTGGCGGATAAAGCTCTTCAGAATATACCGGGCCTTGTATCAGGGGAACTAAACCAGCGTGGATATATTGCTGGAAAAGCAAACAATTTTGCTAACAGGTACTCCGTGAAACATTCTAAGCTGCACGGAGTTCTCAACGCAGATACGATTGCGCAGTATTACATGAGCCGTGGGATGGATGTCGCCCATGCGTCAGCTATAGCTGCTTCTTTGATGGCTGAGAGCAGTGGCAACCCAAATGCTGATCCTAAAGATGGAAGTGGCTCTTATGGTTTTGCCCAGTGGCTTCCGAATAGACAAGCGGCGTTTTCTAAGCTGTACGGGCACGATATTAGAAACTCTACTGATGCAGAGCAGCTTGACTTTGTGCTTCAGGAACTACGTGGAGGGCGTGGCAAGTCACAATTTTATAGTGCGAGTGGAGCTAGGGCATCATCTGATGCATTCACTAAATTTTTTGAAGGGCCAAAAGATTTATTTGGTCAGACCAAGAGGCGCGGTGATGCAGCAGTAGTTATCTACCAGCACAATGAGACAACAATCAACAGGGTTGCTGACAAGGCAAAAGAAATAGGAAAAGCCGTTTCGGACGCGCAGCAGGCAACGAACAAAGTTCTGGTGACCAACTTGCAAGGTGCAACACGATGAGCATCAATCCGTTTCAATTTCAGACCGCCGTCACAATCAATCGCAGCCTCGGCTCTTTCGTGGCTGATTGTGTTGTCGAAGAGAACCATGATGATGAAGTTGTGATGACGGACAACCCGCTTGAGACTGGCTCCGTTGTTACAGACCACATCTACAAGATGCCATCCACGGTGACACTGACTTACGTGTGGGCGATGGCGAGTGAACAGAATACTGGACTCACACCGACTTTCTTGCAGACGATGTACTCAAGTTTGCTTGCTGCACAAGCCGCTGCGACGTTGGTGAATATCGTCACTGGGAAGCGCAATTATGTGAACATGGCGATCCAGTCGATCAACTGCATGACAGACAAGAACACAGAGAACATCCTGATGCTTCGGATCACATGCAGGTACATCAACTTTGTATCACCGGCAACGACTTCTCTTCTGCCGCAGCAATCTGACATGCAGATTCCTGAGCAGACACAGAGTGTAAGCAACACGGGCACGATTGCGTTGCAGCCAGCCCCGACCTACAACTTCAATGCACCGGGGGCTGCGTAATGACCACTACTGTATATGAGGTTCCCCTTCAGTCCATCGCTCAGCAAGTAAGTATCACGATCAACGGTGTGACCTATATCTTTGTTGTCTACTGGAACTGGGTGAACCAGACATGGGTGCTGGATATTCAAGACTCTAATGGCAACCCTCTTCTTACTGGAACCCCTCTAGTAACGGGGGTAAATCTTCTTGCCCAATTTGCCTATCTTGGTTTTGGCTTTGCACTAGAAGTGCAGACTGACTTCAACTCTACGGAACTTCCAACGTTCACAAACCTCGGTGTGTCAAGCCACCTTTATTTATTGGTGACAGCATGAGTGCCGCAGACAACATAACGGTGTCACCAAATGCTTCGTTTGGAAGATCGTATGCAATCTTCTTCTCCAATGTCACCACTAGAAATATATCTCAGGTGGGGGCTGGACTGAAGGTTACGTTCGAGGTAAATGCGGCTTCTGAGAGCTACCCAAATTCGGCAAAGATTCGCATCTACAATGCGGCCCCAACCACTGTCAATGCCGCCGTCAGCAAAGGCTACGACACAGTGACACTTCAAGCGGGGTACGGAAACCAGTCCGCAATCATATTTCAGGGAACCATTGTTCAATTCAAGTTCGGAAAAGAAAGCAACGTTGATAGCTATCTTGAGCTTCTTGCTGTGGACGGGTACTTCTTTCACAACTATGCGTTCATGAGTATGAGTGTAGAGCTTCCCATTACTCAAGGTCAGAAAGTAAAATATATCGCTGATGGATCGAGCATCGCTATACCACTTTCACAAAACTCACAAACACTTATTGACGCAACGAAGCCTCTAACCGGAGACGCCGCACAAACTTATGGCGGCATACTTCCGCGTGGTGTTGTGCAGTGGGGAATGTCAAAGCAATTTCTCGATGAGACCTCAAGCACTGTGCAAGGCCAGTGGTCTATTCAGAATGGCATCTTGACGTTCACACCAGTTTCTTCTTACAGCCCAACGACCGCAATAGTGGTGAACTCTGGCACAGGAATGATCGGAATACCAGAGGCCACAGACGGCGGCATCAATGTAACGATGCTTCTGAACCCACTCGTTCGACCCGGAAGCATTTTGCAGATAAGCAGCTATGACATCGCGCAGGCACAGAATGTTGGATCAATCGCTCCGAATCTTTTACAGGGCGGCTATCTTCCTCCGGTGGCACAGGTCAGTCAAGGTCTTGGGTACTACTTAGTCTTTGGTGTGAACCATCGTGGAGACACAAGAGGTGAGGATTGGCTTACAGAAGCAATATGTCTTGCAATAGACCCGTCAAACTACTCCATCACACCTACGCCGACTTGGAGCGCACAGTAAAATGCCAGTTCAAAGTGAATATATCGGCAGTCAAATATCGGTTATCAAAGCGGCACTCGATGGCTGCCAAGCGCAGATGTGGACAGCGATGCCAGCACAGATCGTGAGCTTCAACCCCGCTAACTGCACTGCAAAGTTGCAGCCAATGATCCAAGGCCGCGTGCGTAACCCGGATGGAACATTCTTGTGGGCGACACTGCCTGCGTTGGTGAACGTACCTGTTGTTTTTCCCGGTGGTGGCGGCTTCGCTCTTACGTTCCCTCTCAAGGCAGGCGACGAAGCTCTGGTGGTGTTCAGCTCCCGGTGCATTGACTACTGGTGGGTAAGTGGCAAGATAAGCCAGCAGGCCGAACTTAGAATGCACAGCCTGAGTGATGGCTTTGCTATCGTTGGTCCCAAGAGTGTCCCCAATGTGCTGAGCAGCATCGACACAGCCAACGTCCAGCTCAGGAGTAACGATGGACTCACGACCATCACCCTAACCCCCACAGGAGATGCTATAGTAAACGCGCCGGGGGGCATAACCTTAAAACTGTTCCCCACCATAAGTCTCAGCATTACACCAGATGGGAAGGTCAGCATCTTGGCTCCATCCGGGCTTTTCGTCAACGGCGTTGAGGTAACAGTGCCATGAGAGTACGAGCACTTAGTTCTACAGGAGATTACACCTTCGGACAGAACGGGCAGAACTGGTTGGTCAACAGTGCTGCCGGGGTTGTGCAGGTTGTCTTGTCACGGCTCAATCTCTGGGAGGGTCAATGGTTCCTCGACCTTGCAGATGGCACTCCAGTAACCCAGAGCATCATCGGGAAGAACCCGCAGATCGTCTATGATGCGGCCATTCAGAATCGCATTGCACAGACCCCCGGTGTCGTAAAGATGCTCAGCTACAGCAGTTCATTGACTGGGCGTGCGCTCACAGTAGTCGCCTCGTTCTATACGGCGTACAGCACAACGCCGATAACCATTACCGCCGTGCTGACCACCTAGAGGAACAGCGATGCCTACCTACCCACTTCCGACTCTCGCGGCCACGGTAACACCGACTGGCATCTCCGCGCCTTCGTACAATGATATTCTGGCGTCTCTCGTTGCTTCGTTTCAGTCAATCTACGGGTCAGACGCAGCTCTCGGAAATGACAGTCAGGACTACCAGCTTCTCGCCATTGTCGCACTGGCTATCAGCGATGCGAACCAGACAGCGATCACGGTGTACAACAGCTACTCCCCAACCTACGCACAAGGGGCTGCTCTATCGAGCGAGGTAGCGATCAACGGATTGAAGCGTGACATCTCGACATACAGCACTGCGCCGATTCTATGCACTGGTGTAGTAGGCACAGTAATTCCCGCTGGCGTCATTCAGGATGCGAACAATTATCTCTGGGCGCTTCCGTTGAATACGACTATTCCCACAAGTGGCAGCATCACAGTCACTGCAACATGCGCCACGCAGGGTGCTATTGCTGCACCGATCAACACGATCAACCAGATTTATGTGGGGGCAGTTGGGTTCCAGACAGTGACAAACTCATCGGCTGCGACTCCCGGTGCTCCGTATGAGACGGACGCAGCTCTTCGTGCGCGGCAGATTATCAGCACCAGTATGCCTGCTGTGACACCTCTCGCCGCGATCCTCTCCGCTGTAGCTAATGTGACAGGCGTTCAGCGCTATGCGATCTATGATAACCAAACGGCTACCACGGATTCAAATGGCATTCCAAGCCACAGCATCGTAGTAGTTGCCGAGGGCGGCGATGCCACGGCCATTGCCACCGCCATTGAGTCGAAGAAGTCTCCCGGTACAGGTACTGGTGGTGGTATGAGCGGCATCACAACGGTAACCATTCAAGACCCTGCGGGTGTTCCAATTCCGATCTCGTTCTACACTCTGACCGGAGTGTCGATCTACGCTTCGATCACGATCACTCCGTTGAACGGGTATCTGTCCTCCACTGGAACAGCCATCATCAACGCACTGGTAAATTTCATCAATGCGCTCTCTATCGGTGAGGATGTTTACTACAACTGGTGCATGGCAGAAGCTGGGCTTCCCAACAGCAATCTTCAGCAGACATTCGTCATTACCTCATTGACAATTGGCCTTTCGACAGGGAGCCTTGGAACTTCTGACATCACGATCCCGTTCAACGATGCTGCACAGTGCGTTGCAGCGAATATAACTCTGGTGAGCTAGATGCCTACTGCTACAGTTCAACGCTATCTCGATTTGGTGCCTGCCGCTAATGCGGTGCAGCCCAACTTCATTGCTGCGCTCACAGCAATGCTGCAAGGTTTTGCTGACCTTCAGGATACGATGAACCCTCTAGTTGGAATATTCAATCCCAATACAGCCGTGGGTCAGCAGCTAGATTTTGTAGGACAGTGGGTTGGTGTAAGTAGAGAGCTTTCGATCCCACTCACCGGAGTTTATTTTAGCTGGGGCGTATCAGGTGTTGGGTGGGGGCAAGGTACATGGTTTCAGACTGGTGACAGCCCAAGTGAACTAGACGCACTGCCCGATGACTCTTACCGTCTTCTCATGGCGTCCGTCATATCGTCTAATTACTGGGACGGAAGTGTACCGGGAGCCTACAATATCTGGGCCATTGTGTTCGCAGCACAGGGATACACTTTTTTGATTCAAGATTATCAAGACATGACGATGGCGATTATTGTCATCGGCCCAACAATAACAGCCATCATGCTTGCACTCATGATCGAAGGGTTTATCATCCTTCGTCCAGCGGGTGTAGGAATACGTGGCTACTTCATGCCTAGTGTTCCGGGCGCTCCTGTCTTCGGATGGGGCGTTGAAAATTCCTCGATCTCAGGGTGGGGAGTTGGGGCGTGGGTTGAACCTCTAACATAGGAGAGTAGAAAATGCCGACTACCGATTATCTTCCCGTAGCAACTTCAGGCGGAGCCAACGTTGACACACAGGCTAACTTTGCTGGGTCGAGCTACCAGCTCGATGGCTTTGTAAACGGCATCGCGCTTCCCGCTCAGGCCAACAAGATTTGGCGGCAGGCAAGCATGATGGCCGCTGCAATAGCTAACTTCATCGTGGGCCAAACTGGTGAGAGTGTTCCTGATGATGGCAACCTGACGAACTTGGTCGCTCAGATCACAGAAGCAGTTGCCCCAGTTGCTACGGTATCTGCCAATTTATCCGGGTCAAGGTCTTTCGGAATTTCTGAGGGGCCTACTACAGCAGCTACTGTAGTTTCTGGCTGGGCTACTTTGTCTGGAAGTAGCACAGCTACTATCGTGTGCTCACTTGGTGCATCTTCACCTACCACTAACGTCTGGCAAATGGACTACACAGCAACACTAGCTGGGGGCAACGGTGGATTTAGTTTCGTAGTTCCAAAAGGGTACTACTACAAAGTAACAGCAACGGGATCAGTAACCGGAGTAGGTGGATGGTTTGAAACTGAGCTTACATAGAGAGGAAGAAAATAGATGTACGTTGACCCCGGATCAGGGTTACTGGCGCTGCAAGCTATAGGCTCATTTTTGGCTGCGGTTGTTTTCTGTGTACGAAAGAGGATACATAAGCTGCTAAGAAAGAGGTAGGTCCGTGGAATTGGAATCCAGAGTACAAACTCTCGAAGAATGGAAAACAAGAGTTCACCCCGATCTCTATGGTGATGGGTACAGCCACGGTATCATTCGTGAGATGCATGAGTTTATGGCGGTGCAGGCTGACAGAAGTGCTCGTGCAGAAAAATCGGATCATGACCGTGAGATAAGTAATACGAAAACTCAAACGATCACGATTATTATTGGCGTATTGATTGCGTTTTTAACTCTCGTAGCTCCTTGGGTTCATTCTTGGATTGTGGGGGCAATAAAATGATAACAGCTGATTTTCAAGACCTGTTCATGATTACCCTCACTGCATGGCGTGAAAATCGCGGCGGCGGCGAAGAGGGAATGCAGTCGGTGATGAATACCATCGTCAACCGCGCACGCATTCATGGAATGACCTTCTACGACGTTTGCACTCTGCATGACCAATACTCCAGTGTCACATATCCAACTGACCCGGAGACGGCGATCTACGCTGTGAAGTCCGATCCTCAGTGGGCTATCGCACGTGGGCTTGCTGCACAGGCCGCTGCTGGAACGTTGGTTGACATCACGGACGGGGCAACAAGCTACTACGCACTGAGCATGAAGAAGCCTCCCTACTGGGCGGCTTCAATGACAAAGACGGTCACATTGTTTGGGCAGGTCTTCTTCAAATGAAAGGAACGACGATGAACTTCTTCGAGAAGTATACTTGGACTCCTACTTCTATGCGGACTGGCTGGATGTGGTGGCTCAACTACTCTTGTCACTCCACCTATCAAGAATGAAGTATGTCCTGTGTTAGTTACGGCAACCTCATCAGGGAGCA